GCTCTTCCAGGATGGCTTTTGGAAGATTTGGGGTAAAGACAATCTGTAATTCTCCTAAGTCTGCATTATCCGCTTCTTGTACAAAATTCTTGATATTAAGAAGCAGGCGATAGCGGCGCATCAATCCTTTTTTGAAGCCTCTCTGGCTCGTTTTACATACCTGCTGGAAGCCAAAGAGTTTGTACTTCATCGCTTCTCCTGACTGCGTTCCGGCAAATGATTCATCCGTAAGGTCTGGTACGAAGGATATCTTGTGAATATCTTTCTGTAAGCGTTCTTTGTAGGCTTCCGCTCCCGTTACGTCATATTGTTTATAGATGTACTTGGCATCTGTCTGTGTTTTACTCCCGTCCGGATTGATTCCATTACTCAAAAGCAGCATATTCGCATTTTTCATATCAATCATGTCCTGAACAGTATATCTGTTCATGTCAAGATCGCCTGTGATTGCAAGTGTTGCCTCGTTAAAATCACTCATATAGTTTGCAGAATCCGATTCCGCTGCATCGTAAAGATCTATTAAAGATGTGACATCCTCATATCCTCCCTGACGATATCTATCTGGGGAATATTCTGTGATGGGAACCTCTCCCCAGTAATGCCGTTCTCTGCTTTCTTCTTCCAGGTTGAGAATGTTTACAGTGGTCGGTTTATATGTAATTGTCTCTGTATCTGTATAGACCGTTATGGATACTCTTTCCTCCTGTCCGATCTTGTACTTCGGATACCTTACAGCAAACAAAGGCGTGCGTTCTACATCTAATCCATAACATACGAACGTCTCAAACACATTGCTGATCACTGACCTATCCTCATCATTTAAATTGCGGTACTGCAGTTCGTAAGCTCTTCCATATTTACGGAAGTCTCTCCACAGCTCCGCATCCAGTGCTTCAACGTCATTTACCCGGTCATATTCTTTTATCATCTCATTAATCTTATCATCTTCGCTGACCTTCTTTATTGGAACCCCGGTGTTGTATCCTACGTCAAATACATTGATAATCTTAGCAAAATTGTGAGCCACTCTGTAATCTGCCTTTTCTTTTTCTGTCCTTCGCCGCTCCGCATTATAAATCGTTGGATTTCTGGCTTTGATATAATCATCTAATGCCGCAAGTCTTGGACACTGCACTTCATGATGATTCATTATCATTTCTCTTAATAATGCTTTATCACTCAAAATCTCTTCCGCACTATGAGCGCGATACGAGAAGTTAGCTTCCGGCCCATATCTCTGTTGTAAATTTCTTTCAGAACGATACACCGGTTTTGTATCTTTCTCAAATTCATTTACATGTAATGTTTCCTCGCTCATCGCAACATACCTCTCAATCTCTTTGCGTTCTGTATCTGTTTTTGTGGAGTTTCTATCTCTCTTACTGTCATATCGGAGTAAATGCCGTATCGGATTGCACAAAGAACATCGTCATTCTCTTTTAATGGTTCTCCTGTGTTCTTTTTCCACACGTACTTATAAATCTCTTCCCGGAATCTCGGACATTCATCATAAACAATAAAGAATTTTTTTGTCGTCATAAGCGTTGCGACCGCTTCAATTCCCGACAATACTCTGTTGTTTGCCAGATATGCGGATATTCCCGCTTTCTGAAAAGCTGAGATATGCTCCGTTCTGGCCGGGTCACAATAAAAAGGGATGTTACCATATCTTCTGATAACATCCTTTGCTCTCTTTATCCATTCGCCTATATATTTATGCCGTGCTGCATATTCTTCTATGATGTAATACTCATCACCTTTTACTCCGATTACAACAATTGCTCCATAATGCTCCCAGCCCCAGTCCACACCAGCAAAATACCGGTCAAATATTATCTTGTTTGCCTGTTCTCTCGTGATTACATGGACATTTCTGTCAAATTCCGGATAAACAACTCCTTCTCCCGATACCCATAATCCATTAATACCTCTATCATAAAACATCCCTTTGGGGGTTGTTTCTTTGATCTGCTGCACATATCTTTCATCCAAGAACGTATTATCATCTAATCGGAAATGAAAGCTCATAATCCCAGCCGCTTCTGACTGGATGTAGTCTTTTAGTAGCCAATGTTCCGGATGGTCTGGGTTAGTATCGGCAATAATTCTTGCTCCTGGTCCGCTACATCTTGCTTTAATCTCGTCAAATACTTCCTGATTTGCAAGTGATGCCTCATTAATATAAGCTCCAAAAGCTGTCATGCCTCGAATTCTTCCCAGACCAGATATTGAACCATGCGAAGTCTGCACAACCCTTACACCAAATAATGTGAAATTATTGTATTTATCAAACTTAAATTCAAATCCATATTTATTAGATAGCTCTATGAGGATATTCTTCTGAATATTTGAAAAAGAATATCCTGCAAGAATGTATTGTGGAGTATCTATCCCAAGTTTATTTGCTATTCCCCGAACCCTCATGAGTTCCTGCAAGAATATATCATTGTCTAGCTGTGTCTTACCGCTACGCTTCGCCCCATGATTGATCAGCATAAACCAATCTGTATTCTGGCAGGCTTTCAGTATATCTATCTGCTTCTGCGTATAAATATTATTCAGATTCAGCATCTAGCTCACCGCCTATCGCTTCGAATAGCTTAGCCACCTTATCCTCTACAGATATCTGATCATCAACTTTAGCCTTTGCTTTCAATACTCCTATTCTTGCTTTCTGCTCCTCTGTTGCAAGTTCATAATTACTATGTAACAGTTCATCATATTGCTTTATCAAGGACCTTAATTCTCCCTGTGCCCTTGCCTGTGCTTTTAAAAATGTTGCCTGTTTATCCCATGCCTGTTGTACCTCCCATTTTTCACCTATAACATTTCCCTCTTTTTCCTCTATCTTTTCAATCGTCTTATCCTCGTGGTCCTTTACATACATGATCTGCTGTGCTCTTACGATGGCTGCATAAGCAATCTGTATATTCTCCCAGAGAATATCTAAAGGGCCCTTCTTTTCAATCTCCTGGATAATAGAAAAGGTCTCTTCCGGAAGATACTTCGAGAAGAAACCATGCTTTTCTGCATTTTTATTTTGTTTTGGAGCGGCTCCGCCCTTGCCGCCTACGGCATTCTTGTTACCTGGCTGACCGCCTTTCTTTGCTTTCGCAACGTTGCGTTTCTCTTTTGCAACGTTGCAATCCCATTTATATCTATTTTTCCAACTTCGGACTGTTCCTTCCGGAACTCCTAATTGACTTGCAATCTCAATTAGCTTCTGTCCTTTTAAGTATAATTCTTTTGCCTGCGTTATCCTCTCATCCGGCTTCCTCGGCATCACCACCACCTCTCATTCGTTTTTGTTTCGGAAATATATTTCTCAGAAATAATTAAAGTATTGCAAATGTTTTAAAATTTGATATAATTTAATCGTTGCAATAATAAAAAAGATACACATAAGGAGGAACAACTATGTCAATGCAGAATTATGATTTTTTAAAATTTATTATTTTTTTCATTGATTAAACACCAACTTAGTCCTTCTTAGGCTTCTTCTTTAAATGCAACTCTTAATTAAACACCACTTTGGGCATTCGAATTTTCGATGTAAGTCCAAAAAAAGACATAAGGAGGAAATCCTATGGATTGGATTAAGTTGGTGTTTAATCAAGATTTTCTTCTATTTTTCTTAGGTGTGTATGGCCCTCAGGTCGCCAAATATACGCAAACTTTAATTACTAAATGTGATACTAATGTATTTACCTTTTTATTTTTGTTAGGTGTCTACATAGTTATCTCATTAAAAAAACTTAAGATAAAATAGGAGCGTAAAAAGCCGGACTAGCTACCCGGCTTTTTACTTTTTGTGATTCTTTTTCAATTATAGATTTTACTCTTTTTTTTCGTAACATGTGTAACATTCGTAACAAACTTTCATTTTTCTTCAAAAAATCTTTTAAGTTCCATCTTTAACCCTCCGGAGGTACTGCCTTTCATCCGATCGGCTACTTCTTCCCATGTAAGTTTTTTCTCATATCGGAAGCGGATAATTCTCTGGATACGGATTGGTGCCTGATTAATGACTTCTAATGCCTGCAGTCTGACGCTGTTTGCTTTTTCTCTCCGCTTAGAAAGAATATCCCTTTCTTTCGTCAAGCGTTCATTGCGTTTCTCATCATATGCGAGTCCTTCGATATTAAACGACTGCTGTGCGTACGGGTGTTCATTCATGCTGCCTTTTACCTTATCGGATGCAACAATAGCCTGCTTCTTTTCCAGTTCTGCGATGTCGTCCTCCGTCTCTCTCACTAGCTCGCAGGCATCTGCATAATCATTAAGTATCTGTCTTGTGTTCAAAGGAATCACCTGCTTTCTTATTGTTATCTGTAAATCTTTCCTGTTTCTAAATCTCTTAGCTTAATCCTGCCGAACACTTCGAATCCTCTTTTGTTCGCAACCGCTCTCATCTCGCCAATTGTGTCCGGTAATCTATCCGCTGCCTTAATTGCATCGTGAGCCGTTTTGTCTTTGTAATGTTCATGATTTCGTGTATCCATCTGATTACCTCACTTGTTAAGTATGTAAAATACAAATCCTGTATAAATCAGCATCGTTATAAATGCTACTGTTTCCGTTATGCTCATTTATATTCCTCCTCATTCTCGATGATTTCCAGAACGTCCACACCAAGAACTTTAGCAAGTCTTCCGGCTGTTTCTGGCTTAATATTTTTACCTGTCATAGCATTAGTGAGCGTTCCAGCCGGAAATCCTGCCGCTACAATTTCTTTCTGTCCCATACAGGCTCTAGCTTTCGCAAGTTCTAATTTTTTTCTGTTGATTTTCATTTCATTTTTTCTCCTTTTATATGTGTTCATGTGGTCCCGGCGGACCAAACGGTTGGGACTCCTCCTCAATCAATCGATTATACCGCTCCACATATTCCATCTCGCTTATTTTGCCTTTCATGAACTTCTCTGCCAATCCCATATAGGTATCTGGTTTAATCGCATCTATACATTCTTTAAATTCGTGTACATCCATTTTCCCGGCAATGAGCATATCTTGTAGTATTCTGGATTCATGGTTCATAGGCCACTCGCTACCTTTCCTCCTCTTGTTTTATATATTCTGCGTTTGTCCATTCAGCAATTTCCAGTGGGTCAAAGTATTCTTTGCACTTCGGACATCTTGGAAGCATATTTTTTCTATACGATTCTTCCATCTCGCGAAACACTCTGCTCTTACGCATTCTTTTCAGCTCTTTATTTGCTTCTTTCGAATAAACTTTTGCTTTTTCTTCTAATCGATTGGTTTCTTGCCTTAGTTGTTCATGATATCCGGCTATCGCTAGCATTGCCTCAAATGGATCCACTACCGCTCCGCAATCTCTACACATAACAATTCGATTTTCAATGCTAAGCTCATAATGCGGAGGATTGCATGTGCATATTTTCTTCATCCCTTTATTGATTCTTAATAAATCAAAGCTGACAGTTTTTTCCTTATCCATCTTATACCTCCAACTACTTCTTCCTCTTATTCACCTGTTTCGTATGCTCCGCCACTCTCTTACAGCCAGCTTTTCATCTCTGGTAAGCCTTACCCTGCCGACATGGCTGCTGCATTCCCTCGCACCTGTCTCGTTCGATGCATTTTGTACACGGATTTATCATAATCTCTCGCCTTTCGAATTCTTCATAAAATCGCCTAATATCCAATCTCCCCATGCTGGTTTTTCTTTATTATCTTTCGGTCTGTATGGCTCCGGCAGTGGCATCCATGCAAGAACACTATCTCCATCGTCATCCCATTGACTATTTTCAAAATAATTGGTACTTGCGAACGGTTCTTTCTGTCCGGCTAATTCCCCGTCAAATGTCACTATGTATAATCCATCCCTTTCTGGTAATCTCTCTGTTATTGGTATCCATTTATTCATGCTGCACCCCTCCTTTGATCATCCCGGTTACTTCATTCCATCTGTGTATAAATTCTCTCCCTTCCTTTTCACTTCGAAAAGGGTACCACCATATCGCTTTTTCTTTACACTTCTGGAAGTTTTCCCGACTTTTGATTTCTTTTTTTATTTTCTCTATTTTTCTCTTTGTTCTAGGCTCATTCTTCTCTTCTAAGATTCTCAGAGCGTTTTTTAGATCTTCTACTGATGTCGCGGGATCTTTAATGGCCTCCCACGCCCCGCCGCCATAGCATTCTCTTAACGGTTCTGTTGTGATTATCTGGACGTTGTCTGTATGATCCCCTAATAGAATATCTGTATCATTCTTCATTCGTCTCCTCCAAATAGTTTTTTCCGAACATTTTCATAAACTCTTCTCTTGTATGATTCTGTTCAAAGGCTCTTTGTCCATCCTGGCGAAGCTCCCTCATTAATTCCGCATTGTTGTGTACCGCTTCCTTACCACTGATATGGTGCTCTAAGCAGAGATAGACTTTTAATCCTGCTGCTTCCGACTTATTTCTGTTCGAACCGCCAAATATATGGTGTTCATGCACCGCTCGTCTCCACTCTTGCATTGGTTTTAATTTCATGCAGAGGTAACAAGGTTCTCCCTTTTGTTGTAATATACTCGATTTATGTTTCTTTCGTTTTTTCAATCAGGATTCCTCCTCAAATCTACCATTCCTAATTGTTTTAATACTCCCTCTTTATCTTCATCCATTCGGTGAAGCATTACTCTGAATTTGCCAACATTATTTTCCCATACAACAGACCATTCGTTATAAGTAGGACTTGCTGGTGCTGTTTCTCCTTTTTCTATTTCGCAATAACTACTGTCTACCGCTTTTACGCAGGTATCATCTACTAATTTGGTTTCACCAGACGCATCCTGCAATACTCGTAATATTCTGCTTGCACTTGAAATATTTAACCAATTTGTCACTTCTGTTGGGCGCATATCCATATATCTTTTTATTTCAAGTGGCAATCCAGTCTCTAACTGATTACCTGATTCTAAAACTTGATACCGCTGTCCATCTTCTGGAAGTATTCCCGAAAGTGCTACAATATCCCCTAATGTTTCTTTTGGAATGTATTCTTTTAAAAATTCCATCTCCCAGTATCCTGCTGCTATATATAAGCTTTCTGCTTTGCAAGCAAGATAAAGGGTTCTATGCTTATACGCTTCTTTTAATAACTTTTTTTAAATTTTATGGTTCAAAAACATTTCGACTCCTTTCTCCTCCGGATTTCCGGAGGAATCAATGGCATATAGTTCTCACGGAACCGTTAACAAGTTGCTGTAATATGTAAAACCTCTGGAGGTTGTCCAGCTATTTCTCCAAATTTATCAAATATCCCTTTTCATCCTCTCTATTAATTATCCACATTATCCACAAACCTGTGGATAACTTCTTTCTTACTACTTTTCAAAATCGCTCCCCTATTTGGGATTTATGCGGGTTTTAGCAATTTGTAGTTACTCTTTTTAACTGTTCTTGTATCCACATACTGTATTCGTGCTTCCCTGGTTCCGATAAGAGTAGATTCTCCCCAGCTTTTTCTTTCAGTTGTTTCCACAAGTCTCCATTTGCTACCGGTTCTCCTTTTGTGGTTACATATCCATTTTGTTCCCACCTATCTAAATTCTCTTCAAGCATTGTGAGAATGAACACATTTTCAGTATGAATATGTATTTCACTTGGTTTTACTACCCTGGCTACTGCTTCCGTTATGGCTTCCAAAGTAGCCCTATTGTATGTTCCTGTTGTTTCCTTGAACTCCTGTTTTGTTGCTAGTTTTCCTTTTAGTGTGCAGGCAAGCACATATCCGTATTTGCGGGGTTGTACTCTTGGGGCTTTACTGTCTGTCCCTATATAGATATGTACTTCCATCTCATTCCCTCCTTTTTAGTTTCAATAGTGTATATTCCCGGTATGGGTAACCGGTAACTGGGTTATTTCCTTCGTGGACAGAATCCTTATCAATGTAATATCCTTTTGGGATACGGATTTTGTTCCATGTTCTCCATCTGACATATGTCTTTTTCTTTGCTTCCGGAAGAGGGAGATTGCGGGATGTGGAATAGCTTGTCTCTCTTAGACGTTTGTCCGTTTCCGGAGTTTTAGTGATGTATGCGGCCAGGTCTTTAAACTCACCTTTTTCGTACATTAGTTGGCAAATTACTTTTCCTTTCTTCCAGGCTTTCCGCAAAATCAAATCTGTATCTGGTATTCTGTTTATTACCAGATGGACATGCCATCCGTTCTTGGT